AGTTCATGTCTATGCTTGAGGACTTCTGGTTACCACGTAGAGAAGGTGGTAGAGGTACAGAAATTTCTACACTTCCAGGTGGACAAAACCTTGGAGAACTTGAGGATGTAAAATATTTCCAGAAGAAATTATACAAAGCACTTAACGTACCTGGTTCACGTTTAGAAACAGAAACCACTTTTAATGTTGGTCGTGCTGCAGAAATTACTCGTGATGAAGTTAAGTTCCAGAAATTTATCGCACGTCTTCGTAAGAGATTCGGTGAATTATTCATGGATCTTTTGAAATCTCAAATAGTTCTTAAGGGTATTATAACTCTTGAAGAATGGGATGAGATGAAAACCCATATTCAATTCGATTATGTTGCTGACAATTACTTTACTGAACTGAAAGAAATTGAAATTCGCAACGAGCGTATGAATCAAGTTAATGTTATGGATCCTTATGTTGGTAAATATTTCTCTGTTGAATACATGCGTCGTCAAGTTCTGAAGCAGACTGACCAAGAAATCATTGAAATTGATGAGCAGATAGAAGAGGAAACTGAAGCAGGAATCATACAAAGCCCTGAAGAATTGGCAGCAATGGAAGCGGGAATTGATCCTGCTGCTGGTGGTGCCCCTGCAGGGGAGGTAGCACCTAATCAATCCTCTATTGATCCTGCGGATCAAAAGCGGGGAGAGTTTTAAACTTACTAAATAATACTACAGTGGGAACATATTATGCCTAGTGATATTGCTAAACAAATCGTCCAACAAGTTTTTGGAGGAGATAAAGCAGCCGCAGTTGATTCAATTAATGATGCTTTGGGTGCTTCTACATATGATGCAATTCAAGCAAGAAAAGTTGAATTTGCAAAAGCGATGGGTTTTGAGTTAGATGATACTGCTCAAGATTCTGCTGATGAAATAGAGAAATCTATTGATGGAGTTGGTGATGCTGAAGTGACGGATGTTGATACCTCTGGTATTAGACTTCCATCAGATCCTGACCCAAATGATCCACCTGCTGCTGAAGCAGAAACACCCACAGAGGAACCTGAAACCACAGAGGAACCAAAAAATGAGACTGATAGCTGAAGAACTTACAGACGTTCAATTTTTAACCGAAGAGAAGGAAGGTAAGAAAAATTACTTCATTGAAGGTATATTTTTGCAAGCGGAATTAAAAAACCGTAATGGCAGAATGTATCCTCAGAAGACATTAGCACGTGAAGTTGCTAAATATGATGAGTCTTATATTAAATCTGGTCGTGCTCTTGGTGAATTAGGTCACCCCGACGGACCTTCTATTAATTTAGATAGGGTTTCACATAAGATACAATCTTTGAAAGAAGATGGAAATAACTTCATCGGTAGAGCAAAGATACTTGATACACCAAACGGAAAAATTGCAAAGTCTTTACTCGATGAGGGTGTAAGACTAGGAGTTTCTTCCAGAGGTATGGGATCAATCAAGAAGGAATCAAACTGTAATGTTGTATGTGATGATTTCATGCTTGCCACTGCTGCTGATATTGTAGCAGATCCTTCTGCACCTGATGCTTTCGTAAATGGAATCATGGAAGGTAAGGAATGGGTATGGAATAATGGTATACTTAAAGAGTCTACTGTTTCCCAAATTAAACAAGAAATTGATGAAGCAACTCTTATTAATCTGCAGGAGAAAAAAATCTCCGCATTTGCAGCATTTTTAAAGAGTTTGTGATTTATAAATAAATAAAGATACGCTAAAGCATACACGGAGTTCAAACAATGGCTGAGACCTCAACACTCGATAAAGAGTTAGATAACATGGAAGAAGTGACCGAAGGTTCTAACGCAGTTACTAAAAACGCTAAACCATCTGAAAAGATTGATACATCTAAATCAACCGATTCACTGGGTGGAAGTGGTAAGAAAGTAATACACGTAGACTCGGATTCATTGGAAGGTGCCGCTGGCACAAAGAATGCAGGAAAATCTGCTGCAGCAGCAGTAGGTAAAGCACCTGTTCCTTCCACAAAACCAAGTGATGCATCCGCAAAACAAGAGGAGGTAGAGACCGATGACAGCGAAAAGGAAACAATCGCTGAAACCGACCTCGACTTTACTGAGGATGTTGACGCTCTTGTCGCTGGTGAAGACCTCTCAGAAGAGTTCAGACTAAAAGCAGCAACAATCTTTGAAGCAGCTGTAACAAGCCGTGTTAATAAAGAAGCAGCAGCGTTACAAGAGGCAATGGAATCTGCCTTAACTGAAGAAGTTGAAAAGATCCAAACAGAATTGGCCGAGAAGGTAGACGATTATCTCTCTTATGCCGCCGATACATGGATGAAGGAAAATTCCCTTCAGATCGAGCATGGCATTAAGACCGAGATGGCAGAATCGTTCTTCAACGGTCTAAAAGGTCTCTTCTTAGAGCACAATTTTACAGTGCCTGAGGAGAAATTCAACCTGCTTGATGGTATGGCAGGTGAGTTAGATGATATGGAAGCTAAACTCAACGAGCAAATCGATTCTAATGTATCTTTAAATAAGAGGATTGGAGAGTTTGTTAAAATGGAAATTGTGAACGAATGTGCAGTGGGACTCGCTGAGACCCAAAAAGAGAAGCTTGCTTCTCTCGCAGAGGGTGTTGAGTTTGAAACTGAAGAGGACTTTAGAAATAAGGTCAATACGATCAAGGAATCATATTTCACTAGGAAGGCTGAAGTTACTGAAACAGTAACTGAACCCACCGAAGAAAGTTCTGAACCCCTTGTCGAAAGTACAGCAAGTGGCACTATGGGTAAATACGTAGATGCAATCGCTCGCTGGTCCAAATAATTAATAATCAAAACTACTTTTAGAGAGACAAATGTCTATTAAACAACTCCAAGAAAAGTGGGCACCCGTTCTGAATCACGAAGCTCTTCCAGAGATTGACGATTCACATAAGCGTGGCGTAGTCGCACAACTTCTTGAGAACCAAGAAAAAGCACAGATCGAAGAAGGACAAGTCCTTAACGAAACTCTGCAAACAACAGGTTATACCAATGCAAACGCAGCTACTGGCGGTGTTGCTGGTTTTGACCCAGTATTGATCAGTCTAATTAGACGTTCAATGCCACAACTAATTGCATATGATATCGCTGGCGTTCAGCCAATGACTGGTCCTACTGGACTTATCTTTGCGATGAGAACTAACTACGGTTCAGAGCGTAGACCTGCGAACAGTGACTTCAGAGAAGCAATGTTCAACGAGCCTAACGCTGGTTTCTCTGGTGGAAAGGGCACAGGATTATCAAACTACGATCCTACTGCTTCTTCTTCTGGTGTTAACGACGCTGAAGGTGCTAACCCTGGACTTCTTAATGATTCCCCTGCTGGAACATATGAAGCAACTGGTGATGCTACTGGTATGACAACCGCTACGGTTGAAGCACTAGATGATTCATCAGCGAACAACGAATTCCGTGAAATGGGATTCGCCATCGAGAAGGTAACTGTAACAGCCAGAGCACGTGCTCTAAAAGCTGAGTACAGCATTGAGCTTGCTCAGGACTTGAAAGCAATTCATGGTCTTGATGCCGAGCAAGAGCTAAGCAACATTCTCTCAACAGAGATCCTTGCTGAAATCAACAGAGAAGTTGTTAGAACTATCTACACAAACGCTGTTGCTGGTGCTCAGAACAATACTGCTACTGCTGGTATCTTCGACCTTGACGTTGACTCAAATGGTAGATGGTCAGTTGAGAAATTCAAAGGACTTCTCTTCCAGATAGAAAGAGATGCTAACGCTATCGGTCAGCAAACTCGTCGTGGGAAGGGCAACATCTTGATCTGCTCTGCAGACGTTGCTTCTGCTCTAGGAATGGCTGGCGTTCTTGACTACTCTCCTGCTCTTAATGGTAACAACGCTTTAACAGGTGTAGACGATACTTCTTCTACTCTAGTTGGTACTCTTAACGGTAAGATCAAGGTCTACGTTGATCCTTATTCTGCTAACGTTGCTGATAAGCACTTCTATGTTGCTGGATACAAAGGAACTTCTCCTTATGACGCTGGATTATTCTATTGCCCTTACGTGCCATTACAGCAAGTCAGAGCGATTAATCCTGACACCTTCCAACCAAAAATTGGATTTAAGACTCGTTACGGTATGGTTTCAAACCCATTCTCAGGTGGTCTTACCCAAGGTTCTGGTGCTCTTACAGCGAATGCTAACAAGTACTACAGACGTACACAAGTTGCTAACATCATGTAATTTGGTGTTATTAACACATAACTTTAAAGAGACTCCTATGGGGTCTCTTTTTTTGTATTAAATTTAAAAATTATGAAAGGTTACACTAAAGAAATGATCAGGGAGTTACTAGGTACTTCCTGTCCAGAGTGGGATCCAACCCATGAGACTGGTAATGAAATAAGAAAGAGAAAGGGTAGAGAGATGAGAGCAGGGTTGAGACCTTATCCTACATACC